ATGCTTATCGCAAAAGTTGATAAAATCATTGAACTGCGAAAGGCTCGTGGATTAAATCAAAAGAAATTATCCGAAAAGGCAGGGCTTCCTGTAAATGCAGTTTTTCGCATTGAAACGGGTGCATATACGCGCACCCAAGATTTGAGGGCCAAGGCAATCGCAAGCGCTTTAGAGTGCAAAGTTGAAGAAATATTCACAAGTGACCAGGAGGCGCTTTAATGAACTTTCACCTAGCGCTAAGGAAAAGCAGCTGCCGCCGGCCGCTGAAAATCTGGGCAGAATGGACCTTGCGCGTCCTGGAAGTTCGCCGGCACGAGCTGGTGATCGGACGAAGCCCAACGTGGGCCCCGTGCCGCATCCGGTACTATCCGGGCGTGGGCCGCATCTACGTCAGCGGCCCCGCGGGGCAGTATATCGGCTGGGCGGACAACCTGGCGGATGCGATCGACCAGCTGGCCCGTGCCGATACAAGCCAAATATTGCCCGAGTGACGGGCTTTTAAACACGGAAGGAGCAAATGCAATGAAAAAATACCAACTGACAGGCCAGCCCATCTATGTCGGCGAGACCTACAACCACAACGGAGACCTGTACCGGGTGGAGAGTTTTGACGAAGGATACACCGAGCCGAAGGTGACGCTGCGGCGCATCAAGGACGGAACGATCTTCGACGTAGAGGCCCCAGCCCTGTTCCTTACACCGACAGGCGTGCAACTGTTGTGGCCGCGAGAAGTAAACCGATTCTGCTCCACGCTGGAGCAAGCAGTCTGAAAGAGGGACCTCAAATGAACGATTTAAAAGGCAATTTTAAGACTGCTTACGATGTGCTGAAACGAGCAGAGCGTTGCGTGCTCCTTCGCAGCAAGGCGGCGAACCCATCACACACCTACGCCGTGGGGCAGGTTGACGGCGACGGCCTGGTGTTCAACCTGGTTCTGAAAACAGATTTGAACGCGGCTGTAAGAGAGTTCCGCGCACGGTCTTTCCCGAGCTGGTCGCCCTGGCAGCAATGCAGAAAAACAGGTGCTTGACGCTCCCCGAAAATCCATTAACATAACAGCCGAAACAGCCCTGCGGGGCTGTCGTGCGGGGGCTGACCGCCCCGTGCCTGATGATGGCAGGTCAAGGCAGGTGATTTTTTGGAAGTTATGTTGAGTGCCCGAGAAGTTTCAGAGCTTACAGGCTGGCCGCTTCGCACGGTGCGATACAGAGCGCAAACAGGGCGAATTCCGGCTGTGAGCGTCCTAAACAGCAGAAACCGATCGGAATACGCTTTTCCGCTGGCAACACAGTCAAACGACATCCAGCTCAAATACTACGAGCGGCACGGCCTGACGCTGAGCACGCCGGAAAAAACAGCGCTTCAGAAAGTGAAGCCGTCGCCCGTGCAGCGTCCGCTGGACAGTTACACGGATGCGGAGCGGGAGAAAATCGGTTTTTGGCGGGATGTCGTAGACCAATGGATGCTCTACCGCAGCCAGCCGGGAAAGCCTCTGAGCGAGCTTGACGCAAAGTTCGTCCGGCACATGCGCGTGGAAAACCCCGGCGTGGAGCTGAGCGTGCCGACATTGTACCGGAAAAAGAAGGCTCTGGAAGAGGGCGACCTGAACAGCGTGATCGACAGGCGCGGAAAGGCCCGTAAGGGCAAAACGGACATGCCGGAATATATAAAAAAGGCGTTTTTGTACTACTACCTCGTGGACGGCGGAGAGGGCCATGCGTATTCCATCACCAAGTGTATGGAATACACGGAAAAATGGGCGGAGAAAAACGCGGCGAACGCGCTGCCGCTGCCCTCGTACAGCAGCTTTTACCGCCTGGCGATGGACGTGCCGGAGGCCGTGCGCATCCTGATGCGCGAGGGCGACCGCGCGTACTACAACAAGGCAAGCGTATACACACGCCGCGATTACGAAAGCATCGCAAGCAACGACTGGTGGGTCGGCGATACGTATACATGCGATACGCTTACGCTGGGGCCGGATGGCAAGACGCACAGGCCGTACCTCACCGCCTGGGTAGACGTCCGCAGCGGGATCTTCGTCGGCTGGTATATCAGCTTCGGCAGCAACAGCAGCCAGAACTCCATCTATGCGCTGCGGCGCGGGTGCCTGGCGCATGGGATGCCGAATTACAATGCATATGTGGATAACGGCCGCGAGTATCTGACATTCGACTTCGGCGGGCGCGGCCATAGGGCCAAGAAGATGCTGGCCAACGGCGAAGCGCCGTTTGAGCCGAAAACCATTCTGGACTACATGGGCGTGGAAATGAAAAACGCCATCGTGCAGAACTCCCGTGCCAAGCTGGTGGAACGCAGCTTCCGAAACGTGAAAGAGCATATCATGCGGCTGTTTCCTACATATACGGGCGGAAGCCCGGAGGAAAAGCCGGAAGCCCTGAAAAAAGCGCTGCAGCGCGGCGCTATCCCCACGGATGCAGAGTTCGTGCAGAAGGTGGACCTGCTGATCAGCGGGTATCTGAACTATGAGCCGTACTACGGCTCCGTACCTGCGGACAAGGGCAAACGCCGCATCGATGTGTACAACGAGCATCTGGAGCATGTACGGCATGTAGAGCCGGATGTGCTGAATCTGATGATGCTGCGCACATCGAAGCCCAAAAAAGTGGACCGGGAGGGCGTGTACCTGAACATCCGGGGCAAAAAAGTCTGGTACAACTGTCCGGAGCTGCACAGCCTGTGGCAGGAAAAAAAGGTGTATCTGCGGTACGATCCGGACGACCTTTCCAGCGTGCGCGTATACCGTGAGGACGGCTCCTTCATCCTTACAGCTCCCCGGTGCGATCTGGAGGCAGCCTACGGCGCTACACAGGAAGAAATCGCACGGCAGCAGCAGCTAAAAAACAAGTACAAACGTGTGGTGCAGGAGCTTGCGGCGACGCTGCTTCCGGACGCGCCGCCCGAAGAAGCTGCCGCACTGGTGGCCCGGATGGCCGAGGAAAATCTGGCCGGACCGACAGCCAAACGCGATCCTCGAACCGTGGAGCTCGTTCAGCTGGATGAAGAGCCGTGGGCGATGGCTGTGGGCGAAGTAAATGTATTTCGGATGAACCAAAATTCAGGAGGTATCGACGATGAGTACGACTATTAAAGTGTACGACGAAGCTCTGCACCGCCAGGTAGAGGAATACATGGCGGCGCACAAGCTCTCGCAGGAGCAGATGGGCGTGAAGCTTGGCCGAAGCGGCGCCGCAATCAACCAGTACCTGAGCCGCAAGTACAAGGGCAGTGTGGAAAATCTTGAAAAGGCGTTCCGCGAGTTCCTTGCACAGGAGGGCGAGGCCGTTGCAACGCAGAAGCAGGCGGAGCCGTACAAGCTGGACGAAGGCTATAAGCCAACGAGCATTTCCGAGGATGTTTACCAGTGCATCCGCTTCGCTCAGATCAACCGCACTCTGGTGATGCTGCACGGCGACGCCGGCGCCGGGAAAACGAAGGCGGCCGTCAAATATTACCGCGATAACCCGCAGAGCACCATCTACATCCGTCTGGACCCGAGCATGGCCGGACTTGCGGGCGTTGGAGAGCTGCTGGGCGCGGCGCTGGACCTGCCTGCCGTGAGCAGCAGCAAACAGATGTGGCAGGCTATCCGAGCGCGGCTGCGCGGGACCAACAAGGTGATCATCGTGGATGAGGCCCAGCTTCTGAAACGGGCGCCGATGGATGAGCTGCGTATTCTGCCGGATGAGGATGAAGTAAACGAGCTTCCCGGCAACGGCGTGGTGCTGATCGGCAACAGCGAGCTGTATGAACGCGTGAAAAAAGGCAAGGTAACGACGCAGACATACACTCGTATCGGGCTGCAGCGCGCATACAGCACCATGAAGCTCACGAATGAGGATGTAAAGCTGCTGTTCCCGATGTTTGCCGGAGAGGAACATGCCAGGGAGCTGAAGCTGCTGGCGGGTGTCTGCCGGAGCCAGCACAGCATCCGCACGGCAAAAAACATCGTCAAGAATGCGATCCGCAATGAGGATATTTCGTATGAGGGCCTGCGAACAGCCGCCGCCAGCACATCAGTAGGACGGCTTTAAGGCAGGGTTACAAGGAGGTTTAAAGGGATGTTTAACAGGATAAAAACGGTTGTAACATTCGCGGCCGGAGCCGTGGCAGGGCTGATGCTGGCGGCATGCCTGACGGTACAGGGCTCCCGCCCCGGCGTATTCGGCGGCGAGGCCCTTATCCTGCCGCTGATGGCCCTGCTGCTGTATGTGGGCTATGAGGCCGGGCAGCTCTCGGCAATGGCGCAGGCGGAGCAGCGGCGGCGCAGGCGCAGGGCCGGGCCACCGTACCGGGTGGAGCATGGGAACGAATAAGGGATGCAGGATGGTGACGCCTTGTGACCGGAGCTGCCGCGGGCAAAGCTGCTGCGGGTGCTGCGGCTCCCCGCCGGGCCTGCACCAGACGGGGACGCTGTGGCAGCCCTATGATGAGAAATGCTGTCACCGCACGCAGAAGGACCAGCCGCTGGTCTGCATGCATCTGCAAGGCCGGCTGCGGCGGGAGTGGATACAGGATATAGAGGAAAATGAGCTGCGGGTATACCCTCGCTGCTCCGTTGCAATAGAACACGGAAAGGAGGATTGCTGAATGGTGGATTTCATTTCAACCCTTATCGCCCTTGTTGTGTACTGCGGCTTGTCATGGCTTGTGACAGCAGGAATTATCAAACTGATCACGCTGTGCTTCGGCTGGCCGTTTTCCTTGCTGACGGCCACGGGCATCTGGTTAATCCTGGCGCTGGCCAGAAGCGTATTCAAAAGCCGGAACAGCGATAAATAGCCGGGGTCTTCGGGCCCCGCCGTAATGCAGCCGCGCCGTTGGGGAGCGCCGGTCACAAGCCCGGATAGATGCAGAGTGCGGCGAAGGAGGTGAAACGAGCCGTGACGAAATATGAGTGGTACAAAGCGCACAGGATATGTCCAAGTTGTGGCTGTAGAGATGCGGCTCCTGGACGGGTGCACTGCCTGGAGTGTCTCGAAAAAGGGCGGCTGCGCTGGGCGCAGAGACAGAAAAAACAAAGCCCGGAACAGAAAGAATGTCATAAACGGCACATCCAGCGTAAAACAGACCTGCTGCGCGCCTTCGGCGTCTGCGTAAGATGCCAGCGGCGGGACGCTGTCCCCGGACGCGCACAGTGCGCGTACTGCCTTGCCCACAGCCGCCGGTACATGCAGGCCCGGCTGAGGGAGAAGGGAGTCATGCCGCGGGACATGATGGGCTGGCCGGGAATATGCAGCCGATGCGGAAAGCCGACAGGCACGCAGGAAGCGCATAGACTGTGCCCTACATGCCGGGAAGCATCGCAGCGGACCATTGAAATTGCCCGCAGCAGCCGCACGGAAAAGAATTGGTTCGAGCGCACGCACTCGCTCATGGCGTGGGGCAGACCATAAGGAGGTGAAAACAACGGAAAAGCATGAAGAAAAGGCGTCGGAAATTCTGGCCCGCGCCGCAAAACTTCTGAACGACGCCCAAAAAGTATACGATGCGAATTTTGAGCTGATGAAAGAGCAGGATGCTCTGCAGCAGGATCTGCTGCATAAGCTGGAAATCGAAAATCTTACGCGGGATGAGCGTGCGAAGCTGGCCACAGAACTGCGTGACTGCCGCAGGCTCCGGCGTAAGCACAAGGACGTTGTGGAGGAGCTGGAGCCTATTGCAGGGTATTGCGGGACCACAGCCGGCATGCAGGCGGTAAAGCAGTTGTCCCGGTTTGTGGGCGAGCTGCGGAAAGTGGAAAACTACCACCAGAACCGGCACTACGTTCCCAGATCCGGGCGTGTCAAAGGAGAAAGTCAGGATGCTGAGTGAACAGGAAAAGTCTGAAATCCGTGCGTCATACAAAAATGCAATCGACCCGCGCCAGCATGTAAAGATTTTGATGCAGCTGTATCTGGTAAGCCGTGAGGAGATTCTGGACGTACTGGGGCCACTTTCCAAGTCCGCCCGCCCAAAACCAAACCGAAAAGGCCAGACGAGACGCATCTACGCGCCGGAGTTCAAGGCGGAGGCAATGGAACGCCTGCGCTCCGGAGAATCTTTCCGGCGGGTGGCTGAGGATATGGGCGTCAATGTGCAGACAATGGCCACCTGGGCCTATCACGTACGAAGGGAGAAAAAGACTGATGCCAAACTGTAAGTTTTGCGGCAAGCCCGTAATATCCGCGCGCGTGATGCATGCGCACTGCTGGGAGCAGAAAGCCATGGAGCTGATGGAAACCGTCTGCGACAGCTATTGCCGCTGGCCGCTGGAGTGTAAGAGTTCCGAAGAACTGGAAGAAAAGCACTGTGCTGACTGTGCACTGATTCAGATGCTCAACCTCGGACTGTAATGTCCGGGGACCCATGCGGGGCCGCGGCCCAGGAGGGCCGGCGTGGCCGGTCGTAACGGCAGCCCCGCACCAGCGTTGTCTTTCTTGGTTGCGTTCTTGCTCCCAATGCCAACCCCCGAAAGAATGCAGCGCTTAATGCTGTGCGAAAACAGCTTTCGCCCGGCAGGTCACGAACTTGGCCTGCTTCCAGCCTTGATGGGCAGCAAAAACCGGAGAGGAGCGTGATAGGATTGACCATTCAGCAATGGCGCAGCCTGCGCCGCAACCGAAGATGCAGGTACTGCGCACATGCCCATACCGTTTACGGCCGGGACGGGAGCATCTGCTTCTGCCGGGCAAAGGAAAAGCTTGTGCATGAGGGTCTGCCCCGCTGGTTCTGCCCGATATACACAGTGGAGGATTCCTGATGACGTTGAAAAATTGTACTAAGGCGGAACTACTGTGGGTCATCGACTGGCTGTGCAATCACAGTATGTTCAGGCACGACCTTGAAATCGAACGGGCACTGAATGCGCTGGAATTCGATCGGAATCAAAAGAGACTGGATGAAGCCAAGCGTGTACATGAGAAATCCGCACGGCTGCGGCAACAGTACGTGGAGTTGCTGATGTCATACGAAGCCAAGTCTATCCTGGACGTCCCGGCAGATGTGCTTGACCATGCGTCTGCCATCCTTGAGGAAGCGCAGACGCTGGATAAAAAATGGAACAGGCTCATGAAGCTGTGAAAGGAGTGTTCTATACCATGGAACAAATAAACATGACGAAATATCTGCCCTGCACCGCCCGTCTGGTGGGCGGCACACTGTACATACTGGACGGCGAGGGACGCGTGCAGCGCCGCCTGGACCCGCTGCAAACGGCCATCGAGTGGTTCCAGATGAGCAACGACGCCTTTTATGCGCGGTACGGTGTGAACTGGGTCCCGAAGGAGCCGTACTATTCGCAGGCGCGCCGGATGGTACATTCGGGAGATGGCAGCCATGCGTGAGGTGGCCTGCGGGGACGGTGAAGAGTATACATTCTCGTGGGCGCTTTGGTACGGCGGCGGTCGTGCGTCGAAAAGTACGCACCAATGGAAGAGGCCAAAGTAAAACAGAAAATGCCGCATCCGGGGCTGTGCCCCGGCCGTAATGCAGCCCCCTGCCCGATTGGGCCGGGGCCGGTCCCAAGCCCGGAAAATGCAGAGGGCGGAATTTTGAGAAAGGATGTGTACATAGTGGCAAGAAAGAAAGTGGCCAGCGAGCCGGTGCTGCGGGATTGGACGGCAGTAGATGTGGCGCTGCGCGATCTGAAGGAGTGCCAGTACGCGCTTACAGAGCTGGGCGTGGAGCTGGACCGCCGGATCGACGGTCTGAAGGACGACTACAATAAAAACGCACAACCGCTGCAGAACCGCATCAAGCGGCTGGAGGGTGACGTCAAGGAATATGTGGACGCGCACCGCGCAGAGCTGGACGGAAAAAGCCGGACGCTGGTATTCGGCAAGGTAGGATACCGCGCCTCCAGCAAGCTGATGCTGGCGCCTGCCAAGGTTTCGGAGGCCATCGCTGCGCTGAAGGCCCTGGGCCGTAAGGAACTGGTGAAGACCACGGAGACGCTGGACCGGGAGGCGCTTAAAAAGGAGCCGCCCGCGCTGCTGGAAAGCATCGGGGCATATATCCGCACGCGGGATGAGTTCTACTACGACATCAGCGGCGAACAGCCGGAAGTGCAGTAAGGAAGGAGGAGCGGCCATGGGCGCTCTGGATATTGACAAAGGGCAAGTCAAAAATATATATGCCATCGCGGCAAAGCTGGGCATGGTGGACCGGAGCAGCCATGAGGACGCGCTGCACGAGCTGGTGCAGGGGCTGACAGGCAAGACATCCGTCAAGGATTTGACACATTCCGAGGCACTGGAGGTCCTCACTGAACTGCGCCGACGCAGCACACCGGCCACTCCAAAGAAAAAACGGGCGCGGAAATATGACGAAACACCGGGCGGCGTCAGTGCGGCGCAGCAGAAAAAAGTGTGGTACCTCATGTTCCAACTTGAAAAGTTCGACCCGGCACCGGAGGGCGTGCAGCTGCGGGATCGTCTGTGCGGTCTGATCACCAAACAGTTCAAGATAACGAGTTTTCCTGCTCAGCCGTTTCGATTCCTCACTTTTGAGCAAGGCGGCGTACTGATCGAGGGGCTCAAAAGCCTGACACAGCGCAAGGAGCTGGAGTATCTGCACAGCGCTCGGTACCACCGTGAACAGGAGGCGGCTTCAAATGCGGAATGAGCTGCTGAACCATCTGCAGCTGGATGACCTGAAGGGCGAGACGCATGAACTTGCTGAGACCATCGGTATGGATGCCTTCCGTCGGCTGGTGGATGTGTACGGCGGCACCGGGCGGGTATACATCCCGCAGGCAGATACGCTGCTCATCCCGATCCGAGACAGGCTGATCCGGGAAGAATACAACGGATATAACGTGTACGAGCTTTGTAAAAAATGGGACCTGGGCGAAAGTATGGTCCGCACGATCATTCGGGACAAGATCCGGGAACTGCGGCAGGCTCCCATAGACGGCCAGGTTTCCCTGTTCGATGTTCCTGAAACTGAATAACGTTGCAATTTTTTGCTGCATTTTTGTGGTGGATGGTTGTTGTAAAGATAAGGTATGATTTACTCGTAGCAACGAGGGGATCATGCCTTTTTCTTTTTCCCTCGGCAAGGAGGAACGGCAATGACTTTTGATACAGGCACCTGGTGGCTCATCACGATCATCCTGACAGCGCTGCTGGGGTGTATCGGTGCATTGGTAAGCCGGTCCATTTTCAAGAGCCTGGACGAACATTCGTCCGACATCAAGGAAGTCCGCGAGAACTATACCACACGAAAAGACCACAAAACGGACATTGACGCCGTGCGCAGAGAGATGAAGGAGGTACGTTCTGAAATGCGTACAGAAATCCAGACCCTCAGCGAGGACATCAAGGAGGTCAAGGAGACCTGCCTGCGCAAGGACGTCTTTGAACATAACATGCTGCGCCTGGAAAATAAGATGGACGCGCTGACAAAATTTTTAATGGAGAGGAGAGACTGAGATGTTGGAAAACGATCTGCAGTCCCGTACAGAGCTCACGAGCATGAGCTACGCCGCAGAAGTATTCCTGCGGATGGTGAATCTGTACAGGGGCACTTACTACAGGCTGCGCAATGCCGGCCCGATCCTCTCCGATGAAGAGCAGATTCCAAGGGCAGAGCTTCGCGCGGCGCTCGACTATCTGCAGGAGAGCGGATATATTGCGGTGCGGACCGTGAAAGATCACACGCCAGCGCATATATCGGACCTGCCTCTGGAGGACCTGGAGTGTAAGCTGCTGCCCAAGGGTACGCAGCTGATCGGCGGGCATATCAAGGACCCGTTGGTAAAGCCGTAAAGGAGGCGCCGGGATGCAGTTAAATGGAAAACGGAGCTACGGCAAGATCGCATCCCTGCCGCCGGAAGTCAGAAACGCCGTGGACAATATGATCCTGACGTGTACGGTGCGGCTGCCGGAGATCCAAGCATACATTGAGGAGCAGGCCGGAGTAGACGTCAGCACCAGCACTATCAGCCGGTACGGCAAGCGCCTGAGCGAAACATATCGGGATCTGACGATTGCTCAGGAAAATTTTGAGGCACTGCGCAAGGAAGTGGAAAAATATCCGGAACAGGACAGCGCAGAGATCCTCACCCGCATTGCCAGCCACAAAATGATGGCGGCCCTCGTGTCCAAGTCCGACAAAGACTGGAATGAGATGCGGGCCGATAAACTTTTGAAAGAGATCAGCGGCCTGACACGCGCTATGGCGTACAAGCAACGCGTGGATATCCAGAATAAGGATGTGGTGTCTGCCGCACTGGATGAAGTACAGGCGTCCGTGTTCTCTGCACTGGCGGACGAAAAGCCGGAGCTGTACAGACAGGTCGTTCAGTTCCTCGACAAGAAACGGAAAGAGGGGCTGTAGCATGGAATGGTATGTGCTGCAGGCCCTCACAGGTCGGGAACAGGACGCCAGGGCGGCGCTTGAACGTGCCGGGTTTGACGCCCGGGTGCCGACGGAACTGCGGCCGATCCACAGGCGGGGCCAGTGGATCGAACAGGAATACACGCTCCTGCCG